TTGTATTCAACAAAGTTTGGCTTGAACACATATGCACCAGACACTTCTGGTGGTGCAGTTGTATACAACAAGTCACCTTGGATATAGCCACGCATGTTTTCTGGAGTTGCGGCACGTAATAAGGGAAATAACTTTTGGTAGATAGCAACAAGTTCTGTGCGATCGCCTTTGCGCATGTCCATTATTCGCTGAATATGTTCTGGCGAAGTTGCCAATCCGTCGTATCCTGTTGCACCAAACCCGCTTTTGTCTGTGAGTACAAACGTGCCGTCGGGCTTGCGACCAAACATGATAGCAGGCTTGCCGTCCCATTTGACAGTGGTGGTTCCGCGAGTGTTTTCGGCAGCATGCCGCATGATTTCCACTGCTTCACGAATACCACGTGTTCCTCTTTCAAACACTAGGTCTTCCAAGTGTTCAATACGTGCATCTTTGGCGCCTTCCACAATCACACTCATACCTTGGTTAACAATACGGTCACGCAGACGTGCAAGGAAGTCTACTTCTGTGTACTCTTTGTACACTGGCTCGTCGCTTTCCATAAAGGGAACACCTTTTTTGGCAAAGTGTTCTCTGGCATCTTTGAGTTTTGCATCGCGCTTGGGATCACGTTCAAGTGCTGCCACAATAGTTTCTACGCTGTGCAGGTCGTCGCGAGTTGACTGTTTGTTCAACAACAGTTTGGCAATTTTGTCTGGATCATCGCTGATGATTGCGTTGGTGGCACGGTCAGCAATACCAGAGTTTTGATTCAACTTGTAGCCCATGCTTTTGGCAATGCTGTTCAACAACACATTACGATCTGATCCGCCGTAGTTGCTATCGCCAGGTGCGCTGAGAATAAACTTGGAAAATGGCACGTTGGTCAAAAACATAAAGTCTGTTTGCACATAGCCCGAGTTGGGATTGCCGCCGATGGGTGTTTTGAAGTGTACGGAAATACCAGACTTTTTGACATACTCATCGGGTTTGAGTCCGTGACTGGTGGCCCACTGTGTTAGTCTATTGGCCAATTGTTCTTTGCTGACTTGGCCAGCATCCACTGCAAGATCCAAATCACCAGATGTGGGTTTTTTACCTGTAGATCCCAGAGTGTTGTTTTGCAAGTCCAGTCCGGGCAACATCATATCAAGCCATGCCAGTGTCGGTGCAACGTCAGTTTGGTTAATGCGCTGAGTCAGTATTTGACCCTTCATGTCTTTGAAAACATTGCCGCCTTCTTTTAATATCATTTGAATCTATACCCTAGTGTTTGTAGCATTTTATCAGTTTCGTAATCACCTGTTTTGGTAATATATGTTCCTTTGGCTGCTTGTTGCAGGACCTTGGCCGGAATAGTGTTGCTGCCTCTGCTATCAGTTGGCGAAGTGGTAACGGGAGATTTTGTATCAACGCCTGGAGTTGCCATTGGCTTTAATTTATTATATTGTTGTTGTATTTGTTGTTGATACTTGTTTCCGGCAGCAGCCGACCTTTCGTACTGTCCGCTATCGTAACGCTGATTGATTCCTGCTTGTCTTGAGTTGACCAACCCTTTGGCCCGATCCGCTAGTGACGGTTTCCTGCCCACTACACTGTCTGACGCAGGTTGTGCAGTTGGCTGGCCAGGAGCAGCATTTGTTCCTGCACCCGGTACAGTCAAAGGAGTTGTTGGCATTGCTGTGTTTTTACCATACGATGGCGGCGGCGCTGGTTGTGCAGACGCTTGTGCTTGTTGTGTTAAGTTTGCTTGTGAGTCTGCTTGGGCTTTTTTAATTTGAGCTGCAATGTACGGAGACACTTTACTAGTGTCTAGTCCTGTCACTGGCGCTGGTTTTGGTGGACATTGCTCCAAAACGTTACGCTTGTTTAGTTCATGAATTTGCATCTGTTCTTCTCACTGTTCTAGTAAACTTGCCAGGATCCCGTAGGTTGATGGCGTTGATCAACTTGCGTTGCAAATTCTTAGCCACTTCGGGATCATAACTAGAGTCAATTTGCTCTAGCAACCGTATAGCACTGGCAATAATGTTACTAGCACGAGTTTCAATCACATGACGCTGGTCACGCTCAATGTACATTGAATCGAGTTCTTCTAATAAACTGCGAGTTTTCTTTTGCATAATAGTCCCGGACCTTTGTGTTATTTATCGGTGTTTTGTATTTAGGTTAGTCCAATTTTACCAGCAAAATAGTCCGCTAATGCAAGATACCCTGCATCGTCTGGGTGTCCTTTAAATGTTTTGTAGGAATACCCATATTTTTGTTGTGTATTTGGATTAAAAAAATAAGATTGGTATACATCATATAGATATTCTGGTTGTAATTTTAAATTTGCAGAATGTATTGCTTTTAATGATCTTAGTTTACGGTCAAGATCACTAATACTAATGTTAAACTCTTCTAACGGCATATTTAAACTTCTAAAATCATTATCATTTTTATAATTCAATATCCAAGACATTTGTTCAGCATATTGTAATGGCTGTAAACATAGTCCAGACATAAACAGTGGAATACCCAATGCCTGCACACTGTGGATAAAATAAAAACTCAACATTATAGTATTTTGTACATCATTCCAGGCATGCCAAAACTCAGTGTAAATGTTATCGATAGGAGTAACACCTGCATGTTTTCCACGACCGGGCCATATTTGATGCCATTTTCCTAACTTTAAAATTTCAGTTCTTGCAGCAGGTGCCAATGGAAACACAACGTAGTCGTAATTAGGATCACGACATAATTCTTCAATGCCAATTCTAACAGCACGTTGATTGCTAGAGCCACCACGAGCAATATTGACTACATCGACTCCGTATTTGCGAGACATTTGCGCAGGCCATGATACTACTGCTGGGTCTAGCCCATACTCGTTAGACCCATGGGTCCAGCTATCACCCAATGTTAATATTCTCATGTCTGTTTGATCTGTCCAAGCAATTGCTTTAGTTTGGCGCTTTGTACATCTGCTGTGACTTTGGCTGTTTCACCGTCAGCAGGTTTATTCCACGCAGGGGTTCCTTCTGGATTGCTGACACGACTTTGTGGCTTGATGCTTTCGTATATACTGGGCTTTTTAAATGATCCACTGCTGTTGTCATCATCACCGCCATTGTCTGTGATACGCATAGTGTCGATATTGTATTCTAGATCAACTTTTTGTCCAACACCTGTTGAACTACGACTTTTCATACACTGAATTTGATACTTGCCGCGTTCTTTCATTGCTCTACTTGTAAAGATACCGAACACGTTGTCTGCTGTGTTGATCTTACTAATACCACCACTGATGTGACTATGGTCGAATTCAATTTCTTCCACTGCTGATCTATTCAACTGCGATGCAGTCACAAACAACACATTTAGTTCTTTGGCCAAATTACGCAGTTCTTCACTTACGTATTTGTCTTTGACAAATAGATCATTGGGACTGACTTTGGCACTCACTGGCATCAACAAGTCCAAATAGTCACACATGATGAAGTCTACTCGGATACCTGTTTGTATCTGCACTTCTTTGATGTATGCACGAATGTCGTTGATGTTGCTCTGTGCCGGCAATGCTTTGACACGATATTGGCCAAACTTTTTGCCGGTCACTTTGACTTTCATTGTGGCTGTGTCAATGTCCTTGCGAATATCTTTGGTGCTCATGTTGGTCAACATTGCATCAGTTCTCAAACTTGTGAGTTCTTCGCTCAATTCGAGACTGATGTACACACCACTGAGTCCTTGTTGCAACCAGTTCAGTGCAATGTTCATCATCACCAAACTCTTGCCTGATCCTGACCCACCAGCAAAGATGTTTAGTTCACCGCGACTAAATCCGCCATACAACAATCGATCCACTTGTGGCCAACCAGTGCTCACTTGTCCACCTGAGTTGAAGTATTTGTTGATACGAGCACTGGGATCAGCAAAGTAATCTGTGCCCATGTCCTTTGTCAAGCTGATCTGCACTGCGTCTTTGATCAGTTTCTCAACTGGATCATAGTCGCCTTTTTCCAACAAGTCAGCACTTTTTAAAATAGCACGTTCAAGTTCTTGACGTCTAGTGAACGCTTCGAACTCGGTCAT